TGTAAAAGTCAAACACAGCCATACAACCTGAGGAGTATTTGTTGTAATGCACTTTCGATATGTCATCGTATATCTCAGATGGTTTAATACGTACATTTTTACCAACTTTAAGTGAATTGACCCCAGAGTATTGCCAAGCAGTAACATGTCGTCTCTTGGTTGGCTTAGAAGTTAACACTTGGATCAACACACCTGGTGCAAATGACATATCAATAATGTCGCGACAATTAGGCATTGTATCAATATATGCGACGATATCCTCCATTTTTTGGGATAGTTGGCAGGTGCGTTTACACATACCCCAGAATTTAGACTGTTTGACCTCCTGGAAACTAATAATATCATTTGAAATATCAATAAGCTTATAACCACCAGTGTAGTTAGGTTTAAACTTACGATCATTCTTATGTATGACACTTATCAACTCCCAGTGACCATCTTCAACACCCTTGAACCCCATTTGGAATTCCACACTGATGGTGCGAGGGAAACCACCGTATGTCTTGTAAAGCATATGGGCAGAATAGGTTTTAATGTGAAGGTCATAATTGTTGACGAATGCAATGAAAGCAAGCTCCACATCAGTTAACCAAGTACTCTCCTCGTTCAATAAATGGTTACGCACTCGATGGGGAACCTCAAAAGTGTATTCTACTGGTTCTTGATCCTCGTCACTATCCATGTAATGCGTGCAAACAGTAGCTTCTTGAAATAATGCAATATCTTGGTCATTGTAATCAGTGACTAAGTGTCTCTTAGCATCTTTCCAAATTGCACGTGATAATGTTTGGTAACCACATTGACCAGAGCCATTAAATAGTTTTGGCTCAACGAACAAACCGTGATCACCCATAATAGGAGGATCAGCACCACCATGATCACCATCACTACAATCAGATGAGCTGTCTGATGTTATAGTGGTGTCAGAGCGTATCGTGGTCATACTGCTCACACTACTGACACGAGTTAAGCTGGATGAATCGGTGATGGTGTTGATAGTGGTCGTACTACTATAAATATTGCTGGATGGTAAATGGGAAAATAAGTCAACAACACTACCAACTTTCTTAAGAACTGCCATTTTACGACCACAAACATCAACGATATCAATAATCTCATTACTAGCACACGAATCAACGTCAATCCTACGACCGAAAACATTGAACATCACACGGCGTGGAACAGGTGTGATGATAGGATGACCGTCAATCTCATAAACACAATCCTCATCAATAGTATCAAGTTTACCCATATTCACAGTACCGGTGTAAGTTGGTTTAATAGGACCATCACCACCCCCGCTAGGTGGTGGTGGTGGTGCATCAGGTCCATTGCGGTAATCTTTGATCATGTCAATATCATTTGCAAATGATAAGCGCTCAAATCTTTTACGGTATATGATCTTATCAGGCACAATGATATTGACATCGAGAATATCATATATACTTGTTATAAAATGATCGGTTGAAATACCTAAAAGTAATCTGATGTCGGAGTCTGCAGTACGCAATGCATCAACAGTCATTCCAAATAATTTATCCCAGATACCGTGTAAGGTCAAGCTCAAAACACCCTTCTTACTTTTAAGTTTAAGCTCATTGAATATTAAACCAACGTTCTTGGTGCGATGTAATCTACGGACTGCACAGATGATAAAAAGAGAAATCAATAGCGATTCGTAGTCCACGATGGAGGTATGCAAACCTTCATACACAACCATATTAAGTGCTTTAGGGTCATAATGAAGTGATTGTGCTCTAGATCTTGCATATGATGAAAAACTATTAAATTTGTACTGATCATCAGTGGCACCATATGCCCATTGAAGCAAAGAGTCAGTGAACTCCCTCGGTAATACAATGAGGTTCTTGTTCAAGTCACCCTTCTTAATCTTCCTAGACATGTAACCTGCAATATCAGGAATCAAATATACACCACCGTAAAGTTTGTCGATGTTGATGACACGAATAAAATCAGCACTCTTGTTGTGAGCGAAGAAATTTTGAATAACACCGTTGTTGGGACGACCTTGTTGCACACGGGTGAATCTCAGTATACAAAAAGAACCGATGCTTTCAGTTATTTCAATTGCGATTTGATAATGATTAGTAACAATATGAGTGTTGGTTAAGTATGCACGCCATGTATCATAATCGTGCTCATAGGCGTTGGATAAATCTTTGAATGAACATATAAGTTTGTTACCATTAATGGAGATGTCATATAATTTTGATGGTATTTTTAGCCGTAAATCTATGAGCTCGCATGGTAAAAACATGGCTACATCGTATATTTGCAAACGATGTTGATCAAAGAACTTAATGATTTGATCAAAGGTGACATCGTAGTTGACATTAATGCTGTATGCATAAGCAGATTTAAATTTGCAAAATTCGGCCCCATTTTGGCAACAATTAAATATGCCATTACACGCTAATTTATAAGCGTTAGAGTCACCCATTCTGTAGACCTGGTTCTTATATCTACTTTCTTCACGTGGGTTGACTATTCTAGTACAGACGTGGATCTTCTGACCGTTGTACTTTTCAAGTGATCCTCCAATATCAATCGAAGGTTCACCATAGTTTTTAAAGTGCTTCACGGCACGATCTACAAACAAGCTATGGGCATAATCTGTCATCATAGCTGCCACAGGATGGGGGTGTGGTCTTGGATGCTCAACCAGTTTAAGCACTCTGGGAGCGAATAGGGTGGTAGCAAGAGCGAACTGATTGCTGTCAAGTTGGTACTTAACATCAAAGGTGCAAGTGCTGATTGCATTAGCGTTCGCAAGAGAAATAGCGTCAAAGACTTTATTAATCTTTTCGTAATCTCTATTGTTACCCCCCGGATAAGGCGGCAAAATCTTATCCATGTTTGTAAGTTTATTAGTTTTATCAAAGTTTATTAGTTTTATCAATA